TCAGGAATTAGAAAAAATAATTCCAGAAGTTGTGTCTGGAAGTGATGCTATCATTGAGGATGTTTTGAAAAAGGAGGCTGTTGAGGCTGTTGAAGCAGTTGAATATGTCGCTCCAACTTATTGGGAGGAAGGCGATGATTTACCAGATGGTGTTCGTGTTAACGATATTAAAACAGCCGAAGTTGAGGCGGTTGAGGCTGTTGAAGCTCAAGATGCTGTCATTGAAAAAGATGTTATCACAGGTGGTAAAAGTGTGGCGTATGGAGAGTTAGTTTCAGTTTTAGTAAAAGCAATTCAAGAGTTAGAAGCTCGTGTAAAAGTTTTGGAAAGTTAAACAAAAGGAATGAAAATGGCTAAAAAAGAAAAAGAAAAGCCAGTCTTAAATCTTGATGGTAAAGAATATGTTATCGAGGATATGACTGATTCACAAAAGGAACTAGCAGGAGAAGTTGCTATGTTCCAAAATCATGTAAATGACATTCAGAACAAACTGAATACAAATGCTTTTATGCGTCAGCAATTAGTTGAGTGTGAGAAAGTGTTTGTAGAAAAACATAAGAAAGGTGTAATGGAGCTTAAAAAAGCTTTAGAGCCTGAAGAGGTTGAATAGAAGTATGATTATAAGAAGGAGTAGTCAGGGTTATAGAATTAGAATTCATAGAAACACAACACCCGGTGCAAAACGGATAAAAACATACCCAGATGGAACTGTTGAAACCTTGACTTACCCTTCTTCTTATGATTATTTTTTAGATGTTGATGGCGAAATAGTTAAAAAATCTAATAGTTTTAAAGTTATTGAAGAATTGTACGTAGAAGAATGTGCTAAAAAATACGACAATGGTCATGGTAGATTAATAATTGGAGGTCACCATATAATTAATGGAGTTGCTACAAGCCAATCAGATTATCCTACTGATAGTAATACTAAAGCAGAAATAAAAGATTTTTATGACAAGCGTGGAATTTCTTATAACTCTAATGAAACTAAATCAGAATTATTATTGAAAATAGTTTCTATGTCTAAAGGTTCTAATAAAATTTCTAAACATTTAAAGGTTTAATATGAAGAAAAAAATTAAAAAATTAATTAAAAAATACCCCAATGATTATGATTTGGGGGAAGCGGTTCGTAAAATTTTTATAAAATATGAAAAAACTAATACATCTTACCATTTACCTATTCGCTACATTTATTCTAATTAGTCTACTTGGGTGTGAAGGTTGGTCTATTATGGGATATGCTCTTGATGAATCACAAGATAGCACACAAGTAAAAACTAAAGAGATAGATGAGTGAAAAACATAAAACAGCTAGAAGCTATAGGGGGAGTATCATTGATGATAATGCTGTTATCTCTCTTAATATTAAGTGGTTGGGGCAAATACTACTACTCGTTGCTGGCCTTGTGTATGGGTATTGGAGGGTTGAGTCTAGATTGGTCGCACTTGAAGATAAGGTTATTATTGCTGATGAACAAATTGGGGATTTACTTGGTAAACATATCATGGAAGAAAGGATTGAACGAGAAGAGTTGGCAAATAAAATAGCATTTTATGAAAAAGAATTTAATATAAACCCATTAAGTTGGGGAAAGAAGAAGAGGAAATAATGGATTTTATGCAAGTATACGGTGAAGCTGGAATGATAGGTGTAGTGGGAGCTATGTTTGTATACTTAGTAGTTTCCTTGTCAAATAAATCTGCAAAGCAACAGGAGACATTGGAGGCATTAAAGGTAGAAAATGCTGGTCAATCTGAGACATTGCAAAATATGGAAGGTATGATTATAAAATTAATTACTAGATGGAATCAATCTGATGACAAATTAGATAGAAAATTTGATGCTATAACTAAAGAAATAAACGATTTAGATAATCAAGTATCTAGAATTGAAGGTTCTTTAAGTAGAATAAATGGAAAGCACTAATGGATAGTTTAAAAGTTTCAGCTCTATCTTTTGCTAATTATGGCATACATTTAGCCAATATAAATTTAATATTACAATGCATAATAGGTGTTATGACTATTGTTTATCTTTGTTATAAAATAAAAACAGTTAGGAGAAATAAATAATGTTAATGAAAATGGTAGCTGATGAATTATTTTCAGATGAAACTAGAGATGAGCTTATTGATGAAATTAATAAATCTGTTGATATTCCAATTTTATCAGAAAAAACAGAAAAAGCTATAATGGAAGCTATTTGGAAATTAATCAAAGCAGTATTAATTAAAAAGATGGGTATGTAATATGGATATGAATGTTATATACACTATAGTTATTTCTTGCGCCTTGTCTTCTTCCAGTAAAATGGAAACAAATCATAGCGAAATAGAAAAATACTTTCACATTAGCAATGCATCATATAGCTTAATGAATGGAGACGATATCAAGAAGAAAAGAAAAAAGAAAAAGAAGTTAGCTGAAAAAGGCAAGAAGAAAAAGAAAGGTTTTTTTTCTAAAGCTTTTGGTTCTAAGTAGTGGCTTCAAGAAAAAAACAGAAACCAATAAGAAGAACTACTGGCAAAGGTGGTAATTATAGACCAACTAAGTCAGGAGCTGGTATGACTAAGAAAGGGGTTAGGGCTTATAGAAAAGCCAACCCCGGTTCTAAGTTAAAAACAGCAGTTACAGGAAAAGTTAAAAAGGGAAGTAAAGCCGCTAAAAGACGTAAATCTTATTGCGCTAGGTCTTTAGGTCAATTAAAAAGAAGTTCTGCTAAAACTAAAAACAATCCAAATTCTAGAATAAGGCAAGCACGTAGAAGGTGGAAGTGTAAATAAAATGATTAAGAAAGTAAAAGGCGTATCTGTAACAGGATTAACAACTAGGCAGGCAAACGCTATGAAAAAACACGCAAAGCATCATACTGCTAAGCATTTAAAGTCTATGGTTACTGCTATGAAAAATGGTAAAACTTTTACCCAATCTCATAAAATAGCACAGAAAAAGGTAGGTAGGTAATGCGAAAGAAAAAGAAAAAAGGTTTGTATGCTAATATACACGCTAAAAGAAAAAGAATAAAAGCCGGTAGTGGTGAAAAAATGAGGAAGAAAGGTGCTAAAGGTGCACCTAAAGCTGGCGCATTTAAAAGAGCCGCTAAAACAGCAAGGAAAAGAAAAAGATAATATGTATAAATTTGGCAGAAAAAGTAAAGAAAGGCTTAAGGGTGTTGATGTTAGATTGGTTAATGTCCTTAATGAGCTTATTAAAATTATGGATGTTACGATAATAGAAGGATTGCGAAGTGAAAAAAGGCAGAAGGAGCTGTTGGCTAAGGGGGCGACGAAAGTAAAGTACTCTAAACATATGGAAGGCAAAGCGGTAGACTTAGCCCCCTATCCAATAGACTGGGAAAACAGAGATGGATTTCACTATATGGGGGGGATGATTCGTGGTATAGGTAAGCAACTTGGTATTAAGATACGTTGGGGTGGAGATTGGGACAGCGATGGAGATGTTAAAGATAATGGATTCGATGATTTAGTTCATGTAGAGTTGCGAGACTAATGCCTAAAAGATTTTATAGTCTAGATAACTTTGGAAAAGGTATTAACAATGTTAAGAACCCTAGAGATTTAACTGTGGGTGAAATGGCTGAATGTGTTAATTGGAATGTTTCTAAAAATGGCGAGTTAATACCTAGGTCTGAGTGGAAAACAGCAACTGACGGCTCTGCCTTAACACTATCATCTAATACTGTTCCTGTTCATACAGCATCATTAAAACCGGGTTATGGTTTGTTTTATTTTGAAGCTGATGACCCTATTGGAGTAGGTGGTGGAACAGCTAGGGGAAATGGAGCTACTGGGAATACAGGTCAAGGCCCAGATGGAAATAGTAAACATACTATTTGTTTTTTTGATAGTGATAAAATATTTATAAATGATGATAACTTTTGGACTGATAACAATGTTGTTTCTAGCGTTTCTGAATTACCTCAAAAAATATTAATATCTGGGGCTAGCAATTCAGCTAATAATGGTATTAAAACGGTCATAGGGGTTTTAAGCCTAGTAAGTAGTGCACAAATATCTGTAGGTAGTTCAAATAGTCATACAATGACAGCTAATATGGTATCTGCTATATTACAAATAGGAGAAGGTGGATTAACTACTGAAAATGTTAGTGACAATACAGATGTTAATTTTAAAAGAGCTGGCTTTGTTGGTGATTATATGCTTGCAGTTGGCAATACTGATGATGGTAAAGTTGATATATATGTAGATAGCAATGATGCTTACACAGCAGATGCCATAACTGTTTTAACAGATGCTGATGGAAGTGAGGTTTCAGAATTTGTATACTATTATTCTAGTGGTTCTTTAAGAGTGGCAGATGGAAATCATAGAAATTTATCAACTCCTAAGTGGTATGGACATATAGAAAGAGACCAGTTTGTTTATATAGACCCAGATGAGGACTCTGTATCTGTTGCGGCAACATCTATTGCCTCAGGTTTATATGAAGAAAATAATGACTTAGCTCCTCCTAGTGATTGTAAAAGAACAGCGTCTAGCAATGTAGATAGAACAGCAGAATTTTTAGCCACAGGGGGAACTGGTTGGGGGTTATCTGTAGAAAAAAGTTCAGAAGACGGTGAGTGGGAAGGAAAGGATTATGAATTTGGTGGAACTTTTATATATGATGGTAATCAAGAATCTTTAATTACTACATTTTCTGGCGGTTCATTTACGCATGATGATGGTAAGAAATTTGATATTAATGTATATGCCAATATTAATGGCAGTTCTGCAAATGGAACTTACAGTAAAAGAATAAGTGGCGGTAGGATATATATTAGAGAATCTGAAAGTAATGATGAGTGGATTTTATTTGTAGATATAGATATTAAATCTGGAGCTAGAGTTAATTTACAAGATGAATATTCCCCTTGGAGATTAGACGGAGCTGGAGAATTTAGAATAACATCAAATACAACAGTTGCGAATTATGAGCAAGCTTATTGGGTTCTTAAGTCTTCTAAACCTAATTTAGATTCTTATGAGTCTTTAAATGGATTTTCTCCATCTACAAAACAAATATCATTTGGTCAATTAGGGTCTGGTTATAAAACTGCTGTTGTTGCCGGTATGAGGGCGTTTGTAGCTAATGTTAAGTATGATGATGGTTCAACAGGGGCGGTTGGGGCTAATGTAAATTTTCCACATTTTGGAGATAGGATTATGTTTAGTCAAATTGGTAAATATGATACTTTCCCAGTTCACAATACAATAGATATTACAAAAGGAGACGGTGAGGATTATTCTTGTTTAGCTTTTTATTCAGATAGACTGCTAGCATTTAAACAAAGAACATTGCAAATATTAAATATAGCATCACCTTCTCCTAGTGGGTGGTTTCTAGAACAAACAGTTCCCTATGCAGGAGTTAAGTACACATATAGCGTAGCCAATACAGAGTATGGAATAATTTGGTCAAATAAAAATGGTGCATATATATTTGATGGTTCTAATGTTACTAATATTACTGATGGTAAAATAGCTGATAGCGGTCAATCTGTTTTGTCCGGAGTTGAGTGGTCTAATTTTTCTAATTCTGTTGTAGGTTATTTACCAGAAACTAAACAAGCTATATTTATAGACCAAGCAGAAAACGCTGAAGATGCTCTTTATTATGATTTTAGATATAAAAGTTGGTATTTCGGTAAGGATGCGGCTCCAAATGCAAATAATGCGGCACTTAGTTCCGGAACTACGTATGACGCTCATATATCCAATATGGTAAATGACAGTACCGGTAAACTTATTATTGCTTATGATACTGATGATGTAGATGTTAATGGAGCTGGAACAGGTAAGGTTATACTTACCCAACATCAAACTGAAGAGCAGGGGCATAAGTATTACAGGTTGCAAACTCCAGATTTAGATTTTGGGAAACCCGGTAATAAGAAAAAAGTGTATGCAATATATATTAATTATAGGCATTCTGGAAGTACAGATATAAATGATTCTGAAATTGAGTTTATGACAGATAATAGCGGTACTTGGACTTCCTTCAATGCTACCTCTTCAGTTATACCTCAGACACATAGTAGTAGTAAAAATTATAGAACTATAAAATTACCATTGGCAAACTCAGTAGTTAGCCCAGCTCAAAGTTTTGCTTTTAGATTTAATTTTGATGCATTAAATGAAGATTCAAAATTTGCAATAAATGATATAATTATTGAATACAGGGTTTTAACTCGTAAGGCGGCATAGTGTCAGAAAGAGAAATAAGAAAAATACAAAATTCAAATAGGTCTCTAGAAACAGATTCTATTATAACCAGAGATTCTCCTAATGGAATAACTAATTTTACACTTAGTAATAATAGGCAATTAGCGATGGTTAGAAAGCAAAGAGGTAAGCTTTGGAAAACATATTTATCTGCTGATGGAAATCAATACGTTGATAGGATTTTAACTACTAGAACTTTAAAATATACTCATAAATTTGTAGACTATAGAACTTTTATACATAATTTTTCTGATGA